ATCTCATTACCTATCACCTGGAAGAATATGATTGATGTAGAGTCTCCATAGCCCAAGTCCCATGCGGTATTTACCCTTGATTGTTTCTTCCATGCAACTCGTCCAATTCTATCCTCATCTCGAGCATCTTGCATATATTTTGCGTAGTAGGCTCCTTCTATACCTAGGGTGAAAGAGCAGTAGTATTCTTGCTGGATCATGTCTTCCGACATGCCTTCCTCACGTTCTCGCTGTATCATCTCTGGAGAAAGGATTTTCGTATCATCTACGGTAAGCAACTGGCAAAACCAATCCTTACTATTTTTAGCCATTTCGTAGAGTTCTTTGCCGTGGTTAGCACCTCTAGGCGTGAAATTAAAGACAGCCCATCCATTGTTTTCTAAAAGAATGGGACGAATGAACGTCCATGCAAGAGGATCTTGGAGACTATATTCTGTGAATACGCAGCCTATTGGGTTTGTCCCTACGATGCTATCGATATTGTTTGTTCCAATAACTTGGATGAGTGATCCATTCTTAAGCCTAATCTTCATCTCGGAAGAGTTTGGCTTCCCATAAATGGCCTCGGGTGGAATATGTTTTAGAAGGCTGAAACCGTCTTTGTCCGTTCCATCCCATAAGATCTTTCGTCCCTGGCTGAAATGAGGGAAAAAGTAATAGTAAATGCCAACTCGCAAGAAGGCTTGCATGATCAAATAGTTCCAGCAAGTCTTTTCCTTACCAGCTCTACGATGCCATACAAGGACAGCACGCTTGTTCCCAGACTGCATAGCCTCCCAGAAAGGGATCTGGTAAGATCTAGCCTTGTAATTCACGGGCAAATGGATGTCTACTTCTTGCAAATCGCTCATTTTCTACCATAATTCTTTGGGTGAAGGAGGACGACTCAATACTTTCCAATGCGTTATAGAAGGATCTTCTTCTAGAATATCCTCAAACGCATCAGATAGACCAATGATAAAAGAATCTACTGAACTTGGAGTAAAAAATATCAATAAACAACCATCTTCCGGATCTGTATTGATTTCAGTCCACTCACTGGATTGCATCTGACCACAACAACAACACATACACACCTCACTTACACTTCTTCATATGTTTAGCCTTCTCCACCAAAGGATCACGGACTTCCTTATCAATCTTCACAAGCTTTTCATTGCTTTTCTCTGCATTGTGAAGCTTCTTTATGGCTGGAGCCATCTGTTTTTGCTTGATGTCACGCTCAACATCTTTCATCTTCTCCGTAACCTTATGCATCTTTTTATCCATGAAATCCTCACTTTGGTATTTGTGAAATAATAATGTTAAAGTTCGTCTTAACGGAATCGTCTGGCTGCGACTCCTTGTATCCTAAATGCTGCTTGGATAGCCAGATCTGCATCTTGCAGTCCTTTTCAACGAGAGCTTTGTGCCACATGGATTCAAGAAGAGAGAGTTTTCTCTTCTCGCGAGCCTTGGCCAGTATCTCCATGTAATTTCTTCTAAGCGTATCAACGCTGCATCCCATGATGACGGCAATCGATGCTTGAGGTAAGCAGGCTTCGCATAGTCTCTCGAGGATTCCTTTGTCTAGTTGGATAAATTGTCTGCCACTTCCCTTGGGACGCCCGGCTCCAGCTTGTTTGCCTCCAAACTTTCTCTTTATCTTTTCTAGTTCTTCACCGTTTAATTGCTCTGTCTTGTGTTCTTCCATGATTCACCCAGTATATTTATTTTTTTACTCAATGCTTTGAGCATATTTGATAAGTCCTGAACGTCCCTTTCTATGAAAAAAAGTCTTAACCCTGGCAGCATTCTATTCCTTTTCATCCGTATTTTCCTTTGTATCTTCTGTATTTTCTGTGGGTAGCTCGCATTTATTCTTTCTATACTTTTTAGGTACGCTCTCTTCGAGAAAAGTAAGTAACTGTTTGTGTAACATAAGTAACTCTGGCTTTTTTTTCTTGTCATTCATATTAACACCATTTCAGTTAATGATTTTATATTACGTCTGATAATAGGGAATTATGTCCCTAATTATTCTGTTGCAAAAACTGATTCATCTACATGGTAACTTGGATCAATCTTAGGCCCTTCTTCTTGGTAGTTTTCATGTACTTGCTTAGCGTAAAACTTAACCACAGCCTTGTTTACAAAAACTTGTATATTTTCTTGCATCCTTCCTTGATTGATAGTGACGATAGAAGAATTATCATCTCTAATCTGCTCTTCGATTCGGTAGTCTTCATCTTCAATACTCCAAAGCTCAGGATCAATAAAATCTCCTTCCCTAAAGTCAGACTCAATACATCGAAGATCATTAAAAACAAATCGCCATACTATTCTCTTCATTTTGTCTCACAACTCCTATCTATGACCGGACTATTATTTGTTTATTTCTTCTTTCCCTTTCTCGCTTCGCTATACGCAATAGCAACAGCTTGCTTTTTAGGTTTGCCTGCCTCTACCTCTGCCTTCACATTCTGCGAGAAGCCCTTCTTAGACTTTGCTTTCTTACCTTTGACTAATGGCATAGCACACCTAAAATTATTGGTTTGTAAATGGATCGATGGTATCTAACTTTCTTACCTTAATAACGGTACGAGGAGTATCTCCGTATAACTTGTATACATGCTTGACACATACCTGGGCATCATCATTGTACACTATTTTCTTTAATGCATTACTAATAAGATAAGCTAAGTTATCTTCATCAGGCTTCTTGTCTGGAAGAATGATGAAGTTAAGCATCTTCTCACGTTTCCTTAGAGAAGTATGTATAGGGATTGGCATAAAGAAATGTATAGTGAGCTCAACAGGACCTAGAATAGGTTCTTCTGGGTACAAAAATCGTACCTCTTTCTGTATAGACTTCTTATCCTTGCTAGAAGGATCGTAACATCGAGGCTTACCATTGATTAGGATAAATCTCGTCTGTTTCTGAGGAATTGGATCACCGTATAAGGTGCATTGGAACAATGTGTACCTCTCAAGTTATACACCTAAGACATACACATATACAGATTTTACATAAAGATTTTTCAGCTGAATACAGATTTTTTAGGTTTTTTCCCTCTCTTGGGATGTTTAGGGTTGTTTAAGATGAAGCAATCTAGGTCTGCAACGTTAAGTACCCATGTGTAACCTATTCGTTTAGATTTTATCTTCTCGTTATAAATGGAATAATACAGGTGATTGAGGGTAAACGGCCTGTCGAGTTTTTGCTGAATGTATTGCCTTGCATAAAAGACAGACATGTTACCACTCTCTTTTGTGAATATGAGGTGGCCATTCTCATCCCTGGGAAATCTCTTGTACTTCTTTTGTTTTATTTCTTCGTACTGCTGTTTACTTATGAACACCCTTCCACCGTCCTTATATGACTTTAGTTTGCCAATTCTTATCAAACGATAAATCGCTTCCTTCGAAATATTTTCTTCCTTAGCGCACTCAATTGCTGAGATGAATCCGTTTAACTTTTTCATATTTACACTCCGTTAACCAATCCCTTACTTTTACTTGCCCCTCTGTGCAATCCTCTATACAGACAGCTGTTTGTATATTCGGCAAACCTCCATTCATATATCTCCAGATGCTGTTTATGCTCATACCTGACTTTGCAGAGAACATCTCAGCGGTCATTTTGTTTTGCAGCATGTACTCTCTTAGTGTCATCTTTTTTCTCCTGTTATGAGTTTTAACTAGATAATAACCCGTTAACGTGTTATGGTCAAGAAAAACAATCAATGGAGGCAAAAAATGATTGAAAGAGACGGAAAGCAATATGCAAGGGTTACTGAGATACTGGCATCACAGAACGACTTCTCGGGTATAGATCCTATAATACTAGCCAAAAAGTGCGCAATAGGCGTTCAAGTGCATAAGGCTATCAGTGATGATATCAACGAAGAGTTTCCTGTCCTGGATGAAACCACGATAAACTACTTCAATAGCTATGTAAAATGGAAAAACGAGCTACAGGCTCACTTTATAGAGAGTGAAACAAGGTACTTTGACGATAAATATATGTTCACAGGCCAAATAGATGGGGTAGTAAAACTAAAAGGAAATGATAGTTATAACTTAATCGACTTTAAAACATCTGCAAATGAAAATAGAACAGTTTGGAATCTACAAGCTCACTTCTATTATTATTTACTTTCGCAAAGGATAGCCTATGGACTATCAGATAAAATATTGTTCGTAAAATTAGACAAAGATGCAAAGTTACCCAAGGTATTTATCTATGAATATGATAAGAATACCATGGATACATGCCTCGATATGGCAAGTAAATTCTTTAGTAACTCTAAGAATACATAAGAAATACACAATCTTTCGCTAGGGTATTGACTCTAACTCGTTAATGTGTTATAGTTAAGGTATCAGCAGCTAAGTGGAGTTAGAGGCTGGTACAACAATAACAATACCATAGGAACCGTTATGGAAATCTTATCGAATGATCAGTTCAAGTTACAAGTAGACAAGCATTTTGAGCCTGCCTTATCTTTATCCTCAGAGTATACAAATGTTTTGGTAGAGTTTTCTCTATTAGGGCAAATGTGTAAAGCTTTAGATATTATTGAAAAAGTAATGAGCAAAGTAGGTAAAAATGTTTGATATATATACAGAAGCAAGACAAGAAAGAGCCTTCAACACATTCGCTTACACAGAATTCAAATGTCCATGTTGTGATTGTGAAATGGAATGGAACGATCGCAAACAACAACATGAATGCGAAGAATGTGAAACAGAAAAAACATTCTCTATATATGTAGGCTCAAACGATTATTTCTTTGATGATAGACACACATACGATGAAGGATAGGTTAAAATGGAAGTTGAGTTAGTTGAAAACAATGCGGTAGATATTAAGAAATCCATAGATAACATGCTCTCCCTAGTGGAGGGCATGATTGTACAGAATGTACAACAGTACAACGAGTTATCTGAGATGTATGCAGCAGCAAGAACTTTAGAAGAGATGATAGAGGAAAAGCGTAAAGAGCTGACTGAACCATTGAGGAAGCAAATTAGCACTATAAACGAAAGAGCAAAGGAGGTCTCGACACCAATAAAGAAACTGATAGAAGTAAGTAACACAAAAGCCGAAAGCTATGTGGCCTTTCAAAAAGAAGAAGAGAAAAGGCTCAAGGATGCCGCGTTTTTGCTAGATATAAACTTAGAGTCAAACGTAATCATCATGCCTGCATCAAATAGTGCAAGTATGGTTACAAAGACTGTGAAGAAATTTAGAGTTACAGACATGGAAAAAGTCCCTAGAGAGTACCTGATACTTGATGAAGCCAAAGTAGGGGTTCATATGAAAATCGGTGTTACGTCTATACCTGGGATAGAATTTTATGAAGAAACAACAACAACATTAAGGAGAAAATAATATGTCCAACGTACAAAAATTCCAACAACAAGAGCAAGAGTTCCAATATTACAAGCACCTTGCTTTAGTGGCTGCTAAGAGTGGATCTCATACCCTATCAGCTGAGGCATTGATGAATATCATGCTCACAGCCAAAGATCTAGGTATCTCTCCTATGAAGGCTATCAATGGTGGTTTCTATATCGTCAATGGTAAAATCTCCATGAGCACCGCTCTAATGGCTGATCGAATCCGTAAAGATGGTCACAGTATCAAGATACCAGAATGGACGGATGAGAAATGTGCCATTATTGGAGTGAGAAAAGACAATGGAGATTCCATAAGGTTTGAGTTCACGATCAAAGATGCTGAAAGAGCTGGTTTGACAAGGTCTCAAACATGGGTGAAGTTTCCAAAACAGATGCTTTACAATAGAGCAATGGCAACACTTGCTAGAGTGTTGTTTCCTGACGTTGTAGGCAACTGTTACTCAGAAGATGAGAAGTACGATATCATGGACGTAGCTCCAGAGCGAAGGCCTTTAGAAGATGATAACGCACATGTCATGTTTGCTCGTGTGGAAGATGTGGAACGTGTGGAAAAAACAATCACTCTTGAGCCAACCATAGAAAACCTCAAAGAGGCTCTATGCAAAGATGGAGTTGAGACGGGGTATCTAGAAGAATACGTAACAATGCTTTGTAACAAGAAGAATCAGCCAATGAAGGAGATTATTAAGTCAGCAATGCTTCCTCAAATCCTGCCAAGATTCAAGGAAGCGTACTCGAAAGAGCACAAGAAACAAAAAGAAGCTATTCCGGCTTAGTAGACTCGGGGGCAGACACCATCTGCTCCCTTTTCCTTTTCTCTTCCCACCATTTCTTTTTCTTCTCAGACATCAATCGCTTTTCTTCTTCAGTTCTTTTTCTGGTATTAATCAATGGTACCATTGGAATTTTAGATTCTGCGATTGCTTCAGGTAGTGTTTTTTTCTCCTCCAAAGACTTATTAAACTCTCTGATGTGACCTTCTAATGACAAACGAATTTTTTGAGTCCTATCGAGTATTGTTTCTAGCTTTTCCTCATTTTCCGGTCTTTTTCTAAAGAGCTCAGTAAAATAAGAAGCTAAGAATCCTATAAATATCCCAATGAGGAATATGTTTGTGTCTGACATGGTTGTGTTGTGTCCTTGACTAAGTTTATAAACGTAAGGTGAAAAGGTAACAGAAACACAATTTTAGTTCAACTCGAAAGAAGTTAACAAAAAAACCCAGTATCCGTTAAGACACTGGGCCAACACAAAAAGGAATGTTTCTATGAACAAGACATAAGCCTATCAAAGCATGCCATGCACATGGAAGGTGTTCCTAATGACGTGTAACATGTTAAATATTTCCTGTCAAAGATATTCTTCTGGGTCCATTGCGTATAGTTTTTCATCCAATACCTTAAGCAGCTCGAAGTCATTTTTCGTGTGATAGAGAGCGTTGTTTCGTATGAATTCTGAATAGATAAAATGATCGTAACACTCTTCTCCTGTAAGATGTCCGTCTCTAGCTGCAAGTCTCAATATAGCGATCAATTCCCCTTTCCATTGAGGTTGACCTTGTGGTGGATTTAAAAGGTCCTTTACTTTCATTGGCTTGTTCCAAAATTGATCTGAAAGCTTATTAAAGTATGACTTGTGTGATTTTTTGCAAGATTCCGTTGTTTGTTCCATATGTCTCCTTATAAATATTCTTCTGAGTCCATTAAGGACAACTTCCTCTCAAGTATACCCAATAAAGCAAAGTTCTTTCTTGTATATAGAAGAGGATGATCATTCGTCATGTCTGCATCTTCCATATATTTTTCGCATTGATAAGCTGATAAGTAACCCTCTCTAGCAGCTAAACGTAATATTGCAGCAAGTTCCCATTTCCATTGAGGTTGACCTTCTGGCGGATTTAAAAGGTCCTTTACTTTCATTGGCTTGTTCCAAAATTGATCTGAAAGCTTATTAAAGTATGACTTGTGTGATTTTTTGCAAGATTCCGTTGTTTGTTCCATATGTCTCCTCCTACG